ACCGGGTGCCCGTTCGCGCCGGGGGTAAAGTCCACCGCCGGCCGGGCGCCGGCGAGCGGCAAGGGCACGGACGGCAAGTCCCACAGGCACGACTACAAGACCACCCGGACCGAGCACAGGGATGTCACCGTGCGGGAGGGGCGGAAGAAGGTCCGGTACCGGTACACCTATTACTTCCAGGTGTGCCGGAACGCCAACTGCCCCCGCCCGGACAACATAGAGACGACCCGGCAGATTATCTGACAGGAGACAGGAGACAGGTGGCAAAGGCACGCGGAGCGCCGTGTGATGAGTGCGGCGGGACGACGAAGCGCCATAACGGCGGGTGCAGCCAGGGCGGGCGGGGGATGCGCGGCGGGTACGGCGGCAAGAACCTCCAGGGCAAGCCGAAGACTTGCGGGGAGACGACCCGGAAAGCCGGGAGGATGACCAATCACGTTGACCACAAGTGCCCGCTGCCGCTGCTGACGGGGGGCAAGCCGCACCCGGGATCGCATATATGCCACATCCCGAATTGCGAGGTGACCTGGTATTAACAGCTTCCGGCAGGACCCCCGGGAGATGGCGGACATCCTCAGGCGCGTGTCCTACAAGCCCTCCTGGGAATTCCTGGTGGCGCGCGTGCCAGGTCCCGGCCTGGTAATGCAGTTCGCGGTCGTGGTCTCCTATACTGCGCCAGACAGCAGAGGGAAAGGCGAGCCAGTCACGGTCACTGGCCGGTACCTGGTACCGGAGCGGATAGGGAGCGCGGAGGCGTTCTGGGACTGGCTCCGGGACGAGGTCATCGCAGACGCTGAGCGTCATGAGACCGACGAGTTCCTCCGGCTCGACGGCCGGATCGTCAACGACCCTCACGCGGAACCGCGGCGGATAGCTAACCCTTTCGCCCCGGCAGTCCCGTATCACGAGAAACGAGGAAGAGAACGTGATCCCTGATGGCAGCTGGGCGAAGTCGAGCCACAGCAACCCGAACGGCGCGTGCGTTGAGGTGGCGTGGCTCAAGTCTAGCTACAGCCAGTTCAACGGGGCCTGCGTGGAGGCGGCCAGTTACCGCAAGAGCACCCGCAGCCAGCCGGCTAACACGGCTTGCGTGGAGGCCGGGCATGGCGAGGGCGTTATCGGCGCCCGGGACACCGTCCAGGCGGGTGACCCGGCGCGCATCGTGGTGGAGTTCAGCACCGCCGCCTGGCGGGAGTTCCTCGGCCGTATCAAGACAGAGTCTTTTACGGTATAGTTCTTACCGTCGGCTCCCACGAAAGACAGGAATACAAGTGAGCCAGGTCATCCGAGTTAACCAGCCCCGCTGGTGGCACCTCGCCATAGCGGGCCTCCTCATCGGCGCGCTGCCGCTTCTCGCGGCCTGCGGCGGGGGCAGCGCCAGCAGCTCCGGCTCCGCTCGTGCGGTCGCCAGCAGCATCGCCGCCAACCCGAGCTTGAAGGCTGACGAGCAGGCAGCAGCGAAGCTCATCCAGGGATGCCTTACCCTGGCGCACGTCTCTGACGTGAAGGGCTGCCTTCTCGGCAAGGTCTCCCCGGACGCGCGCAAGGCCCTGGGGAGCTGCCTGGCCAAGGCCGCGGCATCCGTGGTCGGCCAGCATGACGCCAAGGCGAAGTTCGGCCAGGGCGCGCAGGCATGCGTGGCGACGGCTCTGGCCGTCGGCGGCAGCGTCAGCCCGCTGGCGAGCATCCCCGGCGTCACGGTAACGCCGTCCGTCGCGGTGACGGTAACGCCCCGCGTGAGCACGTCATGAGCAGCGGGACAGTCAGCGGGACAGCCTCGGGGCCGCCCGGCGGCGACGCCAGGAAGGCGATCATCGAGTCCCTGATCAGGAAGGCGATCCGGGACTACCCGGCGCACGCGAGCCGGCCGGGCTGGTCGTACGGCCTGGATGACCTGGACTTCACGGACTTCGTCCCGGAACTGGCGGAGTTCATCGCCATGAAGCTAGGGGCAGGGCAGTGAGCGCGGAGAGCGCCCCGCTGCGGGCGGTAACTGCGCAGGACGGCCAGAAGGCCGCCAGGAGCACCAGCATCCCGAAGATCCGGTTCCTGTCAGGAGCGGGCGTTGAGTCGGTCCTCTGGGGCCTGGTTATCGCCCACCTGGTGAAGTGGGCCGTCTCGTTCGGCTACTTCGCCGCCTGGCAGCTCAAGTACCCCGGGCCGCTGTACGGGGACGCTCATCCCTACCTCCTGTGGTACGGCAAGGACGACTGGGACAGGCTGGTCATCCATGTCCAGAACGGGCTGCCCGGCGAAGTGTCCGTGCTGTGCGGTATCGCGTACGCGGTGGTCCTCGCCGTGATCCTGCTCAGGTTCGCGCGCCGGGCCAGGCACCCCCGGGCCGGCGCGCTCATCGCAGTCCTCCTCTCGGTAGCACTGGGCGCCCTGGTCACGTGGCTCGCGATCAGGCAGCTGGCCGGGTGGCACGTGCACTGGTTCCCCACGCAGGACGAGCCGGCCTGGTGGGTCACCTGGCGGCATGACATCAGGGACGTCGGCATCGCGCTGGTCGCGACGATCATCGTCCGGCTGATGTTCAGCAAGCCGAAGTACCCCGTGGACGACAACCCCGGACTGGCCGTGTACCTGACCCGCGTCCCGCTGGCCATCGCCGCCGCCCTGGTCCCCATCGCCATCCTCGGCGTGGTGGCCTGGAAGCTGCCCTGGCTGACCCAGCACGGCTGGCACGTCCCGTCTCAGTACGAGCCGTGGGCGGGCGAGGCCAACGGCTGGGTCTCCGCCGGCCTGTGGATCACGTCCGTCATGGGCATCACAGGCGGCCTGGTCGCTACCAGGGTCATCCAGCGGGTCGCCGATGATGTCCAGTGGTTTTGGGCGGAGCGCTCGGCCGGGAAGCTCCGGGCTGAGGGCTTCCTGTCCACGGGCCGGGTGATCGGCACCCCCGCGCACCGGCTGCGGGTGCACTGGCTGCTGGACAACAGCCCCGTCCTGCCCGTTCGCAACCCGTGGCTGGTCAGGATCATGGTGGCTGTGGCAGGCTTGTCCATGCTGGCCGCCGGCGCCGGCGCCTGGCTGAACCTGGTCGGGCCGGCCGCGCACTAGCCGCAGCCAGACGTGCAAAGACAGCCACAAAACCATAGCCAACGCTCATGAGACAGCCGAGCTATCACAGCCACCGGTATCAGGAGATCAAAACCTACAGCCGAACCGGTCCTGACAGCCATGGAAGTGCAGCCGACACCACCCGGACAGCCAATGAAGCCCGAGAACGTTAAGCCATGACGTGCCGCCGCACGACCAGGGACAGCCAAAGTAGTAGTGCAGGACATGCAGCCGGGGTAGATCAGCCAGCCGACGCAGCGCAGTCTTGCTGAGTAGTTAGATTTAGATTTCGTAGCCGCCAAACGGATTAGGACAGCCGCGCACTTTTAGATCATCGGTCAGCTACTCGGCACGTGCAGCCGCTGGACAGAGGACAGCCAGGATGGCTTAGCAATAGCCGGGCATGCATGACTGTTGCATACTGGCAGCATGGCCGTCGACCTTATCGCGCACCCGAAGATTTACCTGCCCGACGGCTCTGAGCTGCTCGACCCGCTGCACGGCAGCCAGCGCCCGCGGTTCTGGACGTCCCCTGACCGGCACCGGAAGAAGGACCCGGACTGCAAGACGTGCACCGCCGGCGGGTACGCGAACCTCGGCTGCGGGGATTACGCGTCCGCTGAGCTGATCCACCTCTGGGCGCCCGCGTTCGGCTACGACCTTGATGACTGGCAGCGCTGGTGGCTGGCCGAGGCGTGCGGGACGAGGCCGGACGGCCGCTGGGCCGCCTTCGAGGTGGCGGGCATTTGCAGTCGCCAGAACGGCAAGAACGCCATGCTCGAAGTGCGGGAGCTCGGCGGGCTGTTCCTGTTCGGCGAGGGCATGATCATTCACACGGCCCACGAGTTCAAGGCCGCCGCCGAGCACTTCCGCCGGGTCCGCGACACCATTGCCTCCTATGACGAGCTGAGCAAGCGCGTCAAGCGCGTCATGACCAGCCACGGCGATGAGGCCATCGAGCTGCGGCCCACGCCCACCCTCGTCTTCGGCCCGGGTGCCAAGCGGGTGCGCAAGTCCGTCACCGGGCGGCTGCGGTTCCTGGCCCGGTCCCGTGGCTCCGGCCGCTCCTTCACCGCCGACTGTGTCGTCTACGACGAGGCCATGTTCCTCACCGACGAGCAGGTCGGCGCGTCCATGCCCACCATGCGCGCCGTCCCGAATCCGCAAATGTATTACACGGCCTCGGCGGGCATGAAGGACTCGGTGCAGCTCGCCATGGTCCGGCGGCGCATCCTCCGCAAGGACCCCACCGTCATGGGCGCGGAGTGGTCGATCGACCCGCACCTGGACACCTGCCCGCGCGATGAGGTCCGCGGCCGGAAGGCCAACCACTACGTCGTCTGCTCCCGCCACGATGACCGGGATGACCCGCGCAGCTGGGCTAAGGCCAACCCTGCCTTCGGCCGCCGCATCTTCTACGACCACTTCAGCCGCGAGTTCGCGTCCATGTCCCCGTCCGCGTTCGACCGGGAGCTGCTCGGCGTCGGCGACTGGCCCCCGGAGGAGGAGTCCTGGTCAGTCGTGTCCCAGGAGGCGTGGGACGGCTGCGCCATGACCGACCCCGGCGGCGCGGTGCGCCCGCTGGCCTTCGCGCTGGACGTCAACCCGGAGATGACCGTCGCCACCATCGCCGCGGCCTGGGAGCGCCCGGAGCCGCAGCTCACCGTGGCCCGGAAGGTCTACTTCTCCGACGGCGCCGAGTTCAGCGCCGCGCAGCCGCGAGGCCGGCGCGTCGTGCTGGAGATCCCGCGCGGCTGCTCGCGGGAGGGCACGGACTGGGTTATCCCCCGGCTGGCTGAGCTGCGGCGCCAGTGGCGGCCCTCGGCGATCTGCATACCGCGTAACGGCCCGGCGGCCTCGCTCGCTGACGCCGCCGAGCGCCTGGGCATGGAGATCACTAAGGCGTCTTCAGCGGATGAGGCTGCCGCCTTCGCGCTGATGGTCACCGGCATCCGCAACAAGGAGATCGTCCACCTCGGCCGGGAGAATGCGCCGGCCTTGTGGAGCGCGGTCGCCTCCGCGGAGACCCGGGAGGTCGGCGACGGCGGGCGCAGCTGGTCCCGGCGCAACTCCGAGGAGGACATCACCCCGGTAACCGCGGCGACCCTCGCCTACTGGGCTCTAGGGAAGAAGAGGAGGTCCTACGACGTGCGCAGGTCGGTCGGGTAACCAGGCCCTGCACCCTTGGCTGGCATAACGGCCCTGGCTGCGTGA